ACCAGAGTTATATGCACTTACTGTTGGGTGAGCTAAGTTTTTAACCCTTAAACCAGAGCCACCTTGACCACCTTTACCTATAATCTTACCATCATTTATTATAGTACAAGGTATATCTACAGTCAATGCTGCTACTGTTCTACTATCTGACCAAACCCACATACTAGAAGGTATACGTAATGTGCCTCCTGAAGAAATAAAGCTTGATGCTGATATTTGTTGTCTTTGCGCTATACCGTTTACAGTACCACCAGATGTCATCTGTATTTCGTTTGACTTACCGTAGTATAATTGTAAACTTTGATTTGCATTATTTCCTACGTTTATCAGCGAACGAAAATCAGCATCGTTAAGAGAGCAGAGAGTACCACTAGTGCCACCTACCTCTACGTGTATATCATTTAGACTAATAGCACCACTAGTCTGAAGGGCCATTACTCACACTCACACTTTTTACACTTATCTAGTTCTGCTTTTAATTCTTTCACAGCTTCTATAAGTACACCTACTATATTACCATATGCTACAGATAGATACTCACCTTCTTGTACAACCTCTGGCATGACTTGTTGCATCTCTTGTGCTATAACACCTGTGCTACGCTCACCATCTTTGTCATACATAACACCACGCATTTGTGATACTTTGTCCAGCGCACCTTCGATAGTTTCTACATTTTCTTTTAGTCTTGCGTCTGAGAAAGCTGTAATGTTACCTGTTGCTGTAAAAGCACCTGATAGGTTATTACCGTTGTTAGACAGGTTACCTAGCCCTACCTCTGCAGGAGTGTCAATAGTACAAGCGATAACACCAGTACTATTGTTGTAAGATATACCAGCACCTGCAGATAAGGCGGTTCTTGCAGCAGTTTGTGTACCACTTCCTGAGTCCGTAAAAGTTCCACTAACAGTTAGGTTACCTGCTATTGTAGCATTCTCATCTACCGTAAGTGTATCTGTCCTTACTGCCCCATCAAAGTAAGCATCCTTGTATTGCAGTGCTGTTGTTCCTAAATCTACAGCGTTAGTAGTCTTAGGTCTAAGAGTTGCTGCTGTAGCAACTATGTCTTGAGATGGACCTATAGTTTCAATAGGTGCGCCCTCACCTGCAGTACCATCATGGGTGTGACCAGTACTAGCATTAAATGCTGACTGTACCTGATTGTATTCATCATTGAAGTCATCAGCGTCAATAACGCTACCTGTTACTATGTTAGCTGCTGCTTGTCTTGTATAACCTGCCATTGTTACTGCCTATCATGTTCTCTGTACTCAAGCACTGCTGTGTCAAGAGTAAAGGTTGGGTTTGTTGAGTTATCTGTTATCCTCATAGCTACTGTTTTAAATGAGCCGACTAAATTTTCTTTATAGATTTTATCTAAGTTACCACCATACTTGGTATTTGCACCACCATATATAGAAGTAGATGCACCATATAAACTTACTCCACCACCAGATGCACCTATTTGTATAATAGGAGGTTGAATTATTCCTGGATCGTTCTTAGAGTCAAAGTCTATTGAAAAACCTACATCAAGATTCATAGTTCCTGTAGGCTGTGCATACAACGTAAGCTTGTACATAGTTTTACGTATCTGTGGATCTGTAATGGGCATAAAGGGCGACTCATAAATCGCCTCAATAGGAGAACCATCAAAAGAATTACCTGAGTCCATTACATAACAGTAACCATCATCATTACCAAAGAGAACAGTTTCTGTTGCGCCTGAGTATGTACTATCTGCTACGTTTACTTTTAGCCCTTTAGTTCTTGACCAAGCTATACCACTACCACCTTGAGCAATAAACTTGGTTGCTATCAAACCTCCAGCAGCAGGTGCTTGTACAGTAGGTATGTATGCAAATATCCTGTACTGAGACTTGCCTCTAATTAACACAGAACAAAACGTATCTGTCTGTGCTATAAACTCTTGAGCATCTTTATATATCTGATCTGATGCAACATCAAGTGCAAAGTCACCGATACGGTCAGTAGCACCAAGTAAACGTACACCATCAGGAGATAGGTATACTACGTCACCACCAAACTCTTTTATTGTATCAGGGTTAATACAACCAATCTTATCTGATATAGGTTCTAACCTAAAGTCTGATGAAGTAGTACCTACAAGTTTCTTAATTGTATCTGTAGTAAAAATGATAAGCTGTTCACGAAAGCCTATCATACCTGTTACATCGTATCCAACGTTTATTGTACCAGCGCCATTACTTGTAGCAAAATCATCTACTGTGTTTGGTGCTGTAAAAAATATCTTACTACCCTTAGAATAGAAAGCATGGTTCTTAAATAATACAACATTTTCTGCACCTTGTACATCTGAACTATTTGACGATGTTAGTGATACCATAGTATTACCACTAGCATTGTATACTATTGGATAACTCTTACTATCAACAAATATAGTCTTGTCTTCTTGTGTAAAGTTAAAGTCAGTGTACCTAGCCTTTAGTGTGTTTGTAGAGGAGCTTGTACCTATGTGTGACCAAGTAGTTCCTGTGCCATGAAAGTATAATGTTTTATTAACTTGAGTACCATGAAACGTACCAAAGGTAAGAACAGCATTATCTGCTAATGATTGAGCAGAGTCAAGTACAATACTGTTTTGGTTTGTTAGTGATGCTACTTTTACAGTACCAGATATTCCTGCACCTGTAACAAACATACCAGCTTTTATGTTAGTAACAAAACTAAGTACAACATCATTTGCTAAAGATACTGCTGTATCTAGTATAATACTATTTTGACTTGTTACTGTTTTTACTGTTACGGTTCCAGTAATACCAGTTCCAGTTACAACCATGCCTTTAGTAATAGTTCCAGTAAAGCTTACACCAGTACCAGCAACACTAACACCTGTGACTGGTCCCTCTGCTAAACCTGTACCTGCTATGGTGGCTCCTGTTATACCACCTGATCCATCTACTGTAGTTATAGTTATGGTTGCATCATTAGCTGTAGTAGCACCATTTAATTGTGTACCAACTACTTTAATTGTTTCATTAGCTGCATAGCCTGAACCTGCTGCAGTAATAGCTACAGTATATGTAGTACCTGTTTTAATTACATTGAATGTCGCACTACTACCAGAACCACTATAAGCAGATTGCGTTGGGTTTGTGTACGTAACAGCACTGGAACCAACAGAGGTAACTGTAACAGTTGCATTGTTTGCTGAAGTAGCACCACCTAAGTTTGCACCTAATACTGTTACCGTTTCGTTAACCTTAAAGCCTGTACCTGCTGCATTTATTGCTGCTGTATATGTACCGTTTGTATTTGTTACATTGAAAGTAGCACTTGCTCCAGCTAAAGAAGTAGCACCTGTCACTGCTGTAAAAAGACGTGCTTTATCTAAGGTAACTGTAGTTTTATTAGTGATAGCACCGTTTACTACAGACGTAGCTGTGTTGTTATCTAAAGATACTGCTGTGGCACTAGATACTGCTCCGTTTACTGTGGACGTAGCTGTTTGATATTCCGTTACTGTAGCATTGTCCATCTTTCTAGCTGTTACAACTCTGCCAGAAGATACAACTTTCATAGCAAGTACTTCGCCAGCGCCTGGAATTTCTGTTTCGCTAAACTTGCTGTAGCCTTTTAGTTTACTGTAACCACCTTCTCTATCAGACTCAAAGTTCTGTAGTATGGTAGCAGATCCTATAGCATTAGTACCCTGTTGTAGTGGAGTAAGGTTGGAGATCAACCCACCTTTGAACTCCATAGGGAATGTGGTCCATTGTACTGGCATCAGAAACTAACTCTTGTATCTCTTAGGTATGGTGTTCTATTTATATTTATTACACGTAAATCTTTTATTTGTTTTTCAAACTTTCTAAGAGCTACGTCTGCAGCTTGTGTGTCGCCTCTAAATTGAAAAGCGTAATACATAGCACCATCTACTATGGCAAATCTATACTGCTGTGGTAGTTGTGGTACGTCTAAAGAGCTTTCTAAATCATAACCCATTGAGTAGTATTCATAAACTATGGTGTATGCCTTGTCAGGCACAGGGTGACAGATTAGCTCCCTACTAGGTGTACGTACAATAAACTCAGGCACACCACGTATACTTGTATCTGTATTAAACTCATCATCTGCGTACTTCTCCAACCATTCCTCATAGACTAGTGACTTTAGCTTTACTGTTCCTGTATTAAGACTATCATCTCTCTTTATACGAAAAGAGTTCATGTTAAGTGTTTTAGCATCTACAGGATAGTAGTATTTCATAGATCCTGCAGCCAAAACTAATTCATCTTGCACATGGTTCCAAGGCCACTCGAACTCCTCTTGGTTAATGTGTCTTATAGCAGAGTTAACAGCATCTTTAGCTATACTGTAGTAACCAGTAGATGCTGTAAAGTTTGTAGAGGTAAGGGCTACCTCATTTAATCTGTGGTTAACATCATTAACTAAACCAAGAAAGTCGTATGCCATTTATCTATTCCTAATTGGTAATGTTACAGAACGCTCATATGTAAGACCTTGAGTAGTATTAATACGACACGTAATATTGTACCTTGTATTGTTTATTCCCCCACCAAAACGTGCAGTGGCTACATTACCAGCAAGCGTACCTGCAATAAACTGTAAGCCATTTACAAATTGTGCAGTTGATACTTGTGTTTTTGTTCCACTTGCATCATCAATAAAAAATATAGATGATACAATAGTATCGGAACCTAGAAACCTTGACCAGTCTACACTAAAGTCTGTTGTTTCATCAGGGTCTTTTTCAGGCCATTTGTAAGA